TTTAGTCATCAAACAATCCTGGCTGGGCGGGTGGACAGTATCGATACTCGCTCACGACAACCTGATTGACCTTGCGTTGCCTGTTTCTGATGTCCATGCGTAGCTCAGTCCGACACTCAGAGAGGCGGGTGCGCCATGCGTACGCACCGCCAATGGTTGCCAGCTGGCGCCCATCAATCCAACGGAAGGGCCTGTCTTTGAAGAGGGTAGCGACTCTATCTCTGTATGTCATGGCTCTTTTCTATGAGTTTTCAGGTGATTTGCCCCTTCAAATTCGATGTGGAGGTGCCGCCAATGGGCGGTTGTTTCGAATATGAGGTCGTAGCCCTCATCGTCCAGCTTCGATCGGAGATACGCAGTCAGCGATCGCATATCCTTAAGCGCCTTACCGGTGAGTCTGCGAGTGGAGGGTGACGGCGGGGGTACTGACTCGGTCTGTACGTCGATTGCCAGATCCGAGTAATGTAACGACCGTCTGCTGGGACCACCGTGCTGTCTATCGTTGGCGCTTGTTATCCACACGTCCACCTTGTGCTGCGAAGACCAAATCCCAATTAAATTCATAGCCCTAACGATGGGTTCATTGAGGTATCTAAACTGCACGCCTTCATGCATCGCTATCATACGAGTAGTTCCTCTAGTTATCGGCGGGTTCTGTTGGACGAAAGGGACGGCCAGCCACGACCAATCCCTTCTGATCTAGGGTGCTTTGGATATTAATCAACAGCTGTTCGACTCTCGTTGACTGCGCTTCAAGTCGCTCAAGATGTGTGCGCCAGTCCTCACGCTGCTGGGACCACCAGGTTGTGGCGCCCCAGAGGATTAGCACGTAGGGCAGGAGAGAGAGAGCTGTTTGTTTTACTTCTGACCAGACATCACGCATTAGTTATCCTCCACTGTAAATGTCACCTGCACGGCAACAAAGGGCCCGGGCCGTGGTTGTGCTTCCTGCGCCAAGGGTGAGCCCTCAACATCATTCTGGACAAACTCTATCCGGTATGTTTTGGGGGTCGCTGTCACCGCAGTCGAATCCCCGTGACAGACAGCCAGCCACGCTTGGTTACAGACCTCGTCTTCAAAACTGTGGTCTATAGTGAACGGGCCCCAGCTTGCTACCTCGCGGATACTAAACTGTTGGGTCATCGTCATGGTGTCTCCTCGGTGGACATCATACCTTTGTTCCACCCTAGAATCTCCCCAACCCTGCGTCCCTCAGATTCTCTAATAGTCTTCGACACTTCGTCAGACCATCGAGAAAGTTTGTAGTTCACATCGTCATGGGTTCCCGCACCCAGCATCTCCTGAAGTTTCAGGTAGACTTCCAGCGCATTGATCTGGGCTCCGCACAGAGTATCTGGGTTCATCTTCGACATAGTTCTTCCTCCCTATTGCACGGTGATTAAACTCAGTTCGAAGTCAGCTGCTTGGGTGAAGGTGCCATACGGATCGAACGACGGGCCGACTTCTAGCTGTAGGTGCGTAGCTGTGGATGCGCTGGCTTCAATTGATTCGTCGTTGAGGATGCCTCGTAGCTCGTCAGCATGTATCGGTAGACCAAAGTCATCGCCGCCGCTGACGTTGTCAGAACACAGTGCTGTTCTCCGCACTGTATCCACCTCTGCTGGGCTGGCGCCCTCCGTATGCGGGTCGCACCCCAGCGCATAGCAGCAGTAGGCAAGACCGCCGCGCCCCGGGCGCGTGTCTTCATCCTTCGGCAGGCCAGAGCCCATCAGATACACACCAGAATCCGAGACAATCCAGATCACTGGTATCTCTGGCGGTATGGGTTGTTGGGTTGCTGGGTCTGTTGCGCCCAGCCTCTCGTCGGCGCTTAGGGTATGGTCAACAATCCTCCGCACGCCGTCCAGGTGAAATAGCAATGGCTCGCTCATTTAGTTATCCTCAGTGTCTTCAAAATCAAAACGAATAATAGGTCTGCCTCTATGTACCCTGCAAAACAACCCGCGAATTCTCAGCGCCTCTTGTTCGCATTCCTCCAGGTGCCCAGACATCACAAACTTCCCAGCCTGCGTGAACACAGCATGCGTAACACAGGATGCCTGATACTTAGTCAGCCTTAAGTTAAGTGTCATTCCTCACCGCCTTTATTACTCCACCACCACCCGCAACCACGGCAGCTGTAGTGTTTGAGGATATTGGGGTTTAACTTTGTGTCTTCGTCAATCAGAACGAGGCCCTGCGAGACTGGCGCATGAGGCCCGAGCCCGCACATAGGACAGTGGTCCTCGGGTAGTGTAACGTCAGCATTGACAGGTATCGTCGGCGCTTCTGTTGTGCTGTCTATCGTCGGCGCTTCCGATCTGCTGTCTATCTCTGCCTGTCTCCGCGCATCGTGCATTTTATTTATGCTGCGAGATAGCATCAGTTCGAAGTCTGTATAGTTCTCCATATTTCCCCCCAAAAATAGAGCCCGGGCACTATACCCGGGCCCGGTGTGCTGTCTATCGTGTGCCCTTCTTGATACCGTCTGGCTGAAAGCCTACGCAATCGGCGCCTGCATTACGTGTCACGTTCGGATCCTGGCAGATACTGCAATCTACACACGCTACCTTGGTCCCGTTCGCATGTTTAAACTGAGCCGGACACGGTAGCACCCTGAGCCCGGTCTGTTTATCTGTGTATACCTTATGTGTGGGGTGCGCTTCATTCGTGGCTAGTGCAAATGTTCTATACCCCTGAGCCCGGGCCTTGTGGAAGTCTCGAGTATTGTGAATGCTTGCGAGTACTTGCGCACCTTGCCATGCTGCCGCCTTGACTGTTCTATAGGCGTGTGTATAGGTCCATGCGCGCTTACCGTATCGACTCGTGTGATACACCATAGCCGAGCCGACTAGGCTGGCCGCTGTCGTGGTTGCACAGTCACCGACCACGTGTACTCGTAGGTCTGCTTTGCCATCTAACTCGGTACGAATAGCTCGAGCTTCGATCTTAGCCAGTGTCGATCTATTCGTTGTTTCGTTAGAGTTTAGGCGTTTGGTGGTGAATGGCTGCATACCTTGCCATTCTGCATAGCATCCTGCATTAAAGAATAAGCACGGATGATTGTCGCTATCCTTAGCACCTGGACAGCTGTGCTGTGATACATGCGTAGTACTTAGCGGTATGTTATCGCGTGTTAACTTGCCTACCTTGGCGCGGTTGACGACCGCAACCGGGCTCCGGTAGTGTTCGGATCTAGTCCAGACTTTAATTGTTTTGGTTGCCATAAATTAGGTACTCCTCAATACCGTGATTACGTGTTTATTCTAGCATAGCCAGTATAAGAAAAGGGCCCGAGCTAGTGCCCGGGCCCGGTTTAATCAGCTGATAACCTTGGTTACCAGTCCATCAACGACCGATACTCGGGCGTACCATTTATGCGGCTCCGGGTAGTGTGGACCTTCAATGGTATCTGTTCCGTTTTGGATAGCTTCGAACATACCGCTGGGGTTGTATGTTCTCAGGTGTACTCCATCCTTGACGGCCTGCTTGAATGCTTTCTTTGTCGGGTAGTTCGGATCGACGTATGCCATAGTTACTCCTCGTAGCTAAGTATCGCACCATGCGAGTACTTACCACCTGGGCCCGAGCCTACCGCCCGAGCCCAGCCAGTCAGTACTAGCCCAGCCATTGACCAGTGATATACCCCATAGTGAAGATAGCGAACAGCTGCAATAGATACATGCTTATCAGTTGTCCAAACGACAGCGAGCCCGTAAACGTCCAATCTCTAGGATTACTCATTTAATAATCCATTCAACGATCCGATCCCGGACGCTGATAGTCTGGCCAGGATTCAGCACGGGCTCGAGAATGTAATCAACCGTGCCATAAGACGGTTTAATCCCTAAACACTTGCACTCTACCAGAACGCTATGATTGTTAATGTCAGCCCGGACCATGCAGTGTTGGCCCGTTTTGTCGGTCTTGATCATTGCCATAGTTACCCCCCCTGGATAATCCCGTTATTGTCTATCGATAGTGGCTCTTTGCAGTGTTCGCACTGATACGTGCTGTAGCGTTTTGTTTCGTAGTGCGGTAGATATGTCGCCGTATGCCATACCTTAACCATAGCGTGTGGATATGTTCCTAGACTCGAAGCTTCGTGGCTATCGGTATCAAGGTCGTCAATGTCCCAGCCTATTAGCTTGCATTTACTCATAGTGCCCGCCCTATCGTGATACCTGCCGCCCATACGAAGCCGCCGGGTTTCCCATTCTGCATGGTGTAGGTTTCGAAGAAATGACACCGGTCAGCTGTCAAAACTTCGTAGTCTCTACCGTCTACGGTCACGTAGAAACAGTCATACCGATACGGATTAAAACGGACCTGATATTCAAGGGCGTATCGCGTGCTGTGGTCGTTGATCCGCGGCATACGTGCCGCATCCTTCGAATCCCTACCACGGTCATGGCTCCCTATCAGGTTGCCGTTTATATACGCCACTACATTACGACGTTCGGACCGCCGGATTTTAGCTAAGCCCTTAAGGCTTACCTTAAATACACAGTCTGTTAAACCGTGCGAATCCGAATACCGCCGGACCTTTCCTTTATTCCTATCCCCCAGGGTAAAGCCACCCTGGTGAATATTGAACCACGATGAACTGTCATGCTTGATTGCCATATCAAACCTCCCAATACGTATGGTAGTGTACCGCGCTACCCCTGTCAAGCGTAACTATCGATGCTAAGGATAGCAGGTGGAGTAGTGGTCGCCGCCTGCATTCCCGCGCGTCCGGCATTCATCCGGCGCCGACTAGCTGACGGTCCCTCGGTCGCGCTGTCGTGGTGCCACTAGTGCCCTTGGTCGTGTCGTGTCGGTCGTTCGATAGCGGTAGAGTAGGGGAGTGTCACAGCCTGCGGCGCTGTGCCCTGCTGCGTCAACGACGGCTGCATAGCGGCGCCCTGCCCTACCCCCGGGGGAGGGGGGTTTCGGGGAGAACTCCCCGCATAGGGGATGTTCCCACTTACATTTCGGAGGGGTGTGAAAGATAGTCGGAGTGACCCTGTGTGATAGACTGCGGGGCATGGGGAATAGACGAGCGACGATGGCGATGGGGGTGCGTGGGCGTGTCGTGGGGCGTTCTGTGGTATCTGAGTCTGAGAGTATGCCGATTGAGGTGACGCGGGACGAGGATCGGTTTGCGCGGTTACTGCGAGAGATGCGAAAGCGGTCGAATTTGACGACGAAGGAGTTAGCGAGCCGGTTATCGGTGACGCCGGGGTCGATTGCGCAGTATTTCTATCGAAAGCGTGGGGTGGGGGGAACGAGTACGTTGCGATGGTTTCTGCGATTTGCGTCGGCGTGTGGGTGTCGGGTGTATGTGACGTATCCGAGTCGTGAGGTAGTGGCGGGGTTACGGGAGCGTCCCATGGAGGGGGCGGTGTTGCGTGAGGTGTCTGGTGAGTGAGTTAGAGCGGGTGGATGCGGAGCAATTTGCGTTGATGTTACTGGCGGGGGCTCCAGCAACTCATGCGGTGCGGTATTTTCTGGAGGAGGAGGCCACGGAGGACCAGATTGTGGTGGCGGCGGAGACCTGGCCGTCCCAGTCGTTGGTGCTTGAGGCGCTGCGAAAGTATAGCGGGGGAGAATCCTGGCATGAGATGACGACGCAGCAGCGATTGAATCTGGCGTTGGAGAAGCATTACAACGAAATGGCGTATTTTTTGTGGACGACGAGTTATGTGGAGTGTGACACGCAGGATCGGGCGAAGGCGGATACGTGTCGATCGGCGTTAGAGGTAAAGATGTCTGGGTTAGCGGGGCAGGAGTCTCCGCTGGCGCGGTTTTATACGGATATGCTGTCGCGGTTCGACCCGCAGGGAAAAGTGAGTTAACAGGAGAAAGCGAACTAATGGCGAATGACGAGTGTCAGTGTGAGGCGTGTCTGGCGGCGGAAGTGATTTTACGCGGTGTTCGATGACGAGGGGTATCGTAAATTAGCGGTACATGTGCTGGCGAGGGCGGTGAAGGATTACAGGCGTCGTGTTCCTGTTGACCAGAAGTATGATTCGACGGGATCATTAACGACCCATACGCTGCACACGGCGCAAGCGTTTTTATTGGATGCACAGAATGAGCGATTGTCGCTCTGGTGTGCCTGGTTAGGAGTCGATCCGAGGCGTGTCTGTCGAATATACTCAGCAACCTTCGCTGTGGGGCGAAGACCCCATTCGTCGAAAAACAAACAGGACACCTGATGGGAAACTGGCGTGTGCGTTTGGCCGCCCGTGGTGGCCGCCCCATGATTGCTACGAGAATGGGTGTTGTGACAAAGACGGGAATGAGATTCCGCTCGATACCGGGCTGAAGGGGCCCTCGTAGATGGCGACAGCTAAAGTCCCGGTACCGTTACGAGATCGGTTGATGTCTGAATTTCGGCGGTTTATCTGTGCCCATAATGAGTTTGTGCCCTTTGAACACCAGGCTGACTGGTGGGTGACGACGGATGGCTATGATTTAACGACGATTGTTGTAGACGAGGATTCTGAGGAGCCGTCGATTGAAATTCGTCGTCCTGACGGTGTGACAGAACATCGGTTATTGCTGCGTCGGGAGATGGGTCGTGCCAAGGTGGTGGCAGAGCTTGGGGCGTATAAATCGGGGAAATCGGCGGGGGCTGGGATTTGGGCTGCTGCGTTTGCCGCGGTTCCTGAGTCACTGGTCTATCTGGTGGGTAATGAATATGACATGACCGCCCCTGAATTTGAGTATTTACTCGAAGCCCTGTGTTCTGAGCGTGGATTGAATCAGAAGTATAAAACGCTGCAAAATCGCCCGAAAGACGGGCGGTTATGGTTGGAACTGGAGAATGGCGCCCGGTTTGAGGCACGGTCGTGGGAGCGGTCTGAATCGCTCAAGGGCAAAGAGGTCGATGCCTATATTTACTGTGAAGCCTATCAGTTGCCTGGAATTGAGTGTTTTACGACGGTGGCGCAGAATCTCAGAGCCCGTCAGGGGTATGCGGTCTTTCCGACGACGCCTGACCGCCCATGGGTGGGGATTTTCCATGAACACGGCCACGGCAACCCCGAATTCCCTGAATGGGTGTGTAAGTGTGGGATTCCTGCCACGGTAAATCCGTATAGTTTTGACCAGAAGGCGATGGACCGTGACCGTCATTTGCTGACCCGTGAGAAGTTTTCCATTGCCTATCTCGGGAAGTTGGGTGATTTTGTCGGGCGGGTCTATAACTACCAGCGCGGCGATCGTGTTCTCTCGATTCAGGACCACCCGGAGCTATGGCATAATGAAGACGGGGGCGCTCTACGAGAAAACTTTAGTGTGCCTGATGATTGGCGCATTGAAATCGGGGCCGATACGGGAACGTATTGTGCAGCGGTTGTCGTGGGGGTTGCGCCGAATGGCATTGCCTATGTGCTGGATGAGGTGGTGAATTACAGTTATTTAGCCAATACCCCGGAATTGGACCCAACGTCATCGATTTCGACCTGGGCTGATCAGTTGATACGCACGGCAGCGTTATGGAAGGCGCGTCCGATGGCCTGGGTGGACAGCAATAGTCAGTTTAAGCAGGAATTATTACACCATGGGGTGCATTTATTACCCAACAAACGAGGGCGTGAAGTGAGAACGGAAGCGGCTCGTCAGTATTTTCAGCATGAGAAAATTCGACTGGCGCCGTGGTTAAAGGTCTTACCGTATGAACTCGAAAATGCTCGTTGGCCTGACCATGCGTCAGCTTCGGGCAAATATGAACGCCTCAAGGAACACGATCATGCCGTAGACTGTGTGGAGCATGTTTTATCACGGCACCCGCGTGCGCCGACGAAAACAGAGACACCAGTTGTCGCGCCATCGATTGGGAGCGTGCAGTGGTATGGGTCACCATTACGAAAGAAAAGCACAAAACGATCAACAGATAGTCATCTAGGGGAGCAATAATGAGTGGTCGCACATCGAAGTTGGATCGTCGTGTGGAGTTGCTGGAAAAGAAGATTGATTTCACAATGAACACATTGTCAGTGACAAGAAAAGATGATGTTGGCACAATAGTATCTCAATCATTTGAGACACTTTTTCAAATGGCGGTGAAGCGTGACAAAGATTTGGAATCTATGGATACGTCTACTGGAGTGGATCGAACCGACACCGGAAGCACAAGTGCTGAACAGCCTCAATCGGCTCCAGGCCCGGATGGATTCCCTGGAGAAGATCGTGCTGGCGCAGTCGCTTCAGAACAACCAGCCAGTGGAGACATTGGCCGTCCAGCCGGTGCTGGATGATCGCCCGATTGATGAAATGCCCGATGCGCATTTAGGAGCCTTGTAATGGCAAATGGACAACAGGTTAATCCGATACAAATACTTGAGGAACTATTAGCTCAAGTTCTTAATTCACCTCCTCCTCAACTACCTCACTTTAAGTCTCCTCCAAACCAGGTGCAAGATCCCTTACGTCGTCCTCAACGTGGACTCGGTGGTCCGAGAAATACGGAAAGCGCACCGTCTGTTATGGGCCCACAGGGGCAACGTGGAACAACTCGACGCACCCGTGGGATGCTCGATCACTCAAAGAAATTATCTGATATTCGATAAGAGGTTGAGATGCCAGTTGTCAGTTATGTAGACCCAAAGACTGGGCAAACAAAAGAAAAGAAGTTTTCGTATGACCCTGAAGGGCAACATGCGGCGAAGACGTTTGCGACAGAGGTGCAGGGGCGCATTGTTGATGTGTCACGCAGAGATCCGAAGTCAGCGTCGTATTAATTTCTCATAGAAGACACTTACATGGCTATTGACGATAAAGACCTTGTTGATTACACCGCTGATTACGACCGTCTTCGTGCCCAAAAGGCCAGGAATGTCGGGTCTGTCGAGTTGCGGATTCTGACAAATCTTGCATTTATCTCGGGAGAACATTGGATTGGCACACAAAATCGCGTGTTATTTACGCGAAAGCGTGACCCGAATAAATTACATCTGGTCTTTAATTTAGCTGGTCAGATTCTCGCAAAGATGATGGGGCGTCTGAGTAGTATCGCGCCGGTCTTTAAAGCCCGTTCTGATAAGCAAGATCCAAAGTCTGTTGGTCAGTCTGAGGTTGTTAATAAGCTCATCAGGGCTCTGGATGAAAAACTCGACCAGCCGTCACGTAGCTGGGAGATTCTCTATTGGATGTCGATCGGCGGGGTAGCATTTGAATATGTGCCTTGGGTGCCTGATGCCACGATGGAACCGTTACCGCAATTTGATGAGGAAACTGATGAGCTTCTCTGGTCTGATGTAACAACCGGAGAGCAGGTTCCTGAGTCTATTCGTCAAATGGCGTTAGCGCAGGGTGCGCCGAAAGAACGATTCGAAGTTGTTGAAGAAATGGTCAGTGCTGGTGATGTCGGCAGTGAAATTCTCAGTCCACTCCAGGTGTTCATTGATTCATCTGTTCGTTCTGTTGAGGATTTAGCACCTGACCAGGCAGTTTATATTGCCAAGATACGCACCCTGGGATGGATTGAAGCCAATTACAAGCTTAGTGATGATGCCCTTGAGGAAATCAAGGGGAATCCTAATGTCAGAATTCTCAGCACTGACATTAAACAGTTCGGTGATCCGACCGGTTCGGTCAATTTACAAGATTTAATCCCTCGCGTTCAGGGGAGCCAGGACCAGAATGATCCTG